GTTGAGTCTAAGGCCAGCGGTCTGCCACTGACATACGAGCTGAGAAAGATGAATATACCGGTCACAAACTTTACCCCGTCAAAAGGCAACGACAAGCACGCCCGTGTCAATTCTGTTGCACCTCTGTTTGAATCTGGTATGATATGGGCTCCGGAACAAAAGTTTGCGGATGAAGTCATCGAGGAGTGCGCGGCGTTCCCCTATGGCGATCATGATGACCTTGTCGATTCTACCACACAGGCTCTCATGCGATTTAGACAAGGTGGCTTCTTACAACACCCGGAGGACTATGTTGATGAGGAGACCATACAACGTAAGCGAGTGTATTACTAATGGATGATATAATAAAATTATTGCAAGAG